GTTGTGCAAAAATAAGAAAGCCAGTGCGACCCTTACGCACTGGCTTTCACCAACCCAAACTGAACTACACTTAATTCGCGCCGCCTGTGATTTGCGTACCTGACGTAATTCCTGCGATGACAGTGCTTAACACCTCGCGGCAGGGGTTTGCCTCCATCGCCGTGAACGTCAACTCATAACCACCACGGTCACCCATCGCTGTTCCTGACTGCGCCGTGCCGCCAGTCACCTCGATGCCATTCGTTTCACCCAACAGCCAATATTTGCCGTTGCGGTCAGTAACGATGGCCAACAACCTGCCGTTGGAAGCAAGGCGCAACTGATTGCGTACCTCCTGCGTGAGCCTGTTGATGACCAAAGTCATTTCTTGCTGGTAGAAAATCGTGCCGTTTTCAACGCTGGCGTTTGTCGTTTCAGTGAACTGACCCACGCCCTTCGGCAACTCAAACTTGTAGAAGGCATTGCTTCCCGAAGCGTAGCCTGTAAAGCCAGTCACCGTGCCTGTGGTGTTGGTGGCAACTGACCCAGTGACGTTCCACGATGCAAGCCTAATTTCGCTAATGCCGCCGACATTGTTGCGGCATCCTAATGCGTATCCTGATGTTAATGCACAGCTCATATTTTTTCTTGTTTATAGTGTCAAAAGAAAAAGAAGGGCAGGTTTCCCTGCCCCTGTTATCAGCCAGCAGGTGTCGTTGCGTTGCTCGCTTTGTACAGCACCATAAATTCGGGATAAGCAAACTGCACTCCGTATTTCAATGCCGCTTGGAAGCGGATTTGGTCGTTGTCGTAACTCGCCCAGATGCGGAAGGTATCCTCATCTGAAAGCAGGTCAGTTCCGAAGAACAGGTTGCTCAATGACGTGGCCACGATGCGGCGCGTGCCATTCAATCCATTCACAGCACATACACGCATATTGGTCGCAGGGAAGAACATTTCACCCGCGCCCAACTGCCCAAGGTCGCCTTGGTAAAGGTTCAATCCTACCAATTTGTTGGCAAGGATGCGGTAGGTATCCCATCCGCAGAAGGCGTAGATGTCGTCCTTGCTGATAATTTCAACAGGGATGTTTTGGTAAACATTCTCAAACGCGCTGACGATGGTGGTGTCACTGAAAGCCGCACCTGCAAGGCTCGACACGATTGAAGCGGATGCAGTGGTCTTCTCCATCAAGTGCAACAAACCAACGGTCTTGTTCAGATTTGCGTCACCGCTCAATGATGCAGATGAACCAGTCCATCCTGATGCGCCTGTTGCGGTTGTTGACTGCCAAATGGCGTTCTCGATGTTCTTGGCGATTTGCTTTGCCTTTTGCTCTGCAAACGCTTGCTCGAAAGGTACGCCTTCGTAGTTGCTACCCTGTGTCAATTGCGTCTGCATCCAGTACTGCTCAAGTGAGCGAGGACACAACTCCTCTTGCACTTTTACACGCGCCACGCTGATGTTACGCTGGCTGAACGTGGTTGTACCTGACGCATTCCACGCACAGGTGGATGCGGCTTGGAATACTGCATCGGTGTCCATCAAGTTGAGGGCTTCCTCGTACTTAACGCCAACACGCTTCTGCATCAATGATTGGGTCTTCGCATCGAAAACCGCTTTTGTCAGCAACGGCAGACGCTGTTGCTCAACGTAGGATGTTAATCCTCCAAGTGAAAATGCCATAATCTTTTTATTTTAGGTTTTTTAGGTTATTTGTTAATGCTTCAAAATTCGTATTGCGCGATAGTTTGATATTCTCGACAATCGCGTCACTGGTGCGCTTGCGCGGCTCTGCCGTTGGCACTTTGCTCATCTTCTGCACTTCTGCATCCAACTGGTCAAAGCGTGCGGTATTGGCTTCCATAGCCCCTGCCAACTTTGACAACAACTCCTCCAACTTCGCTTCAAGTGCGGCTATCCGCTCCTCCATTTTGTCGCCTGCTTTTGGCATCATCTCGTCTTCGGGCGTTACTTCAATCTCCACCTCCTGCGCCGCTACTTCTTCCTCCACCACTGGCTCACCTGCTGGCAGGTCACCCACTTCGACAATCTTGCCGCCTTCGGTTGTGATAACGCCAACTTCGGGAACAGTGTGCTGACCATCAGGTGCGGGTAGCATTCCTTCTTCGGTGACAACGAACACAGGCGTACCTGCTATCAAGTCGCCATCAACACGCACCATCGTGCCATCTTCAAGTTTGTAATCTGCAAAGTTTTGCGGCGTTGGCGTTGCGGTAAACTTCCGCAGTGCGTCAGCCAGTTCAGTTAAACGATTTGCTATGCTCATAGGTCGCTTTTGTAGTTAAATACCACGTGTTTGGATAGTATGCAAAAAAACGCTGAACGCTTCTTCAAGGCTCGCCATCGCCGCCTCTAAACTCGATTCAGTTGCCTGCATTCCGAAGTAGCCTTCAATGCTGAAACCTGTGAACTGGTCGCGTTCTTCCCACACTTTGTCATTCTCAACCTTGAACGAACCAAACCAACTGCCATCAGGCGCATCCTCAAAGCCTTTGGGTGGATTCACCCCGCGCTCGCGGTCAATCAGGTACGATTCAAACATATACACTCCATCCAGTGGTTTGCTGTGTTCGGCGTTCACCTTCGCTTGGTTTTGTTGCTTGAAGTACTTCTGCACCATCTTGCGGATGGTGTCCTTGTCAAACATCACGTAGTACTTACCCCGCGTGTCATCCTGTCTAATGATTGGCGTATCAGCCAGCATCAGCGGGCCTGTCAGGATGCGAAGTGCCGCATCCTCAGCGAAGCGGTGCTGTTTGGATAGGGCGATGAATGGCCGCTCGATTGCGGGTGATTCCACAAGGCTCACATAGCTAACGCCTTCGCCATCTTCGTCAATCGTCATTAAGTAAACAGGTAGCTGTTCCATATGGTCAAATACCACTACGCGCCTAACGTTGCAAATTCACTCATTCGCCGTAGCCTGCCACTAACCGAGCGGATGTCTGATTCAACCACATACGCCCGCATCCCTTGTCCTTGTCCGTTAGCAGGTGGGTTGAGCAGTTGACTGTTTGGGTTGGTTGCTGTTGGCGCGGACATACCTCCTCCGCCTTGACCGCCTCCCATTGAGCCACCGCCTCCACCTCCACCGCCGCCGCTTGGCGATTGAAATTGCTGCTTGCTGATTTGCGCAACTCGCACCAACCCTGCCGCTGTTGCCGCTGCCGCCGCGATGACCGCACGAACGGGTGCGGAAGGGTCGGGTATAGTCATTTGGCTTAAGTACGCCGCCTGCGCCGCACGGAAGGTCTCAATCAGCGCAATTGCCATATTCATCTTCTTGTTGACCTCAAAGGCACGGCGTTGTCCCTGCTCGGTCTTGCCTGCAAACAAGGTCGCAAGATTGCCAATGGTCTGAAAGCCCAGCCTTGCCGTCTCAATTTTCGCTTGCTCAATCTGCTCCTCGCGCTGCCGCTGCCTTTCTGATTCCTTGAGCATCGCGTCAACGCCATTCCGCTTAATTACGTGCAACCCCTGCTCTTGCGTCTCCGCGCTTTCAAGAAATTGCGTCAGGCCATCCACGCGCTCCAAGTACACCAAATCCTCGGCATCCTTCAATGCTTGCTCGCGCATTTTGCGCAGTTCAACCATCCGCGCATCGTGCGCCTTTTGGTCTTCTTCTTGCTTTTTTAACTGCTGTTCCTTGACGTATGTTTCGTACTGCGCCCGCAGCAGATTGTGCTGATGGCGTGCCTCGTCTTGTTCCTCCGCTGTCTTTGCCATCCGCATCCGTTCACGCGACAGTTCGAACTCCCGCGCAAAGATTTGCTCCTGACTTGCGCCTCGTGCCTTCAATATTTCAATCTCCCGCTCCATCGCCTGCGTGCCATCGGCAATCGCCTTGTTGCTTTCGGTCTTGATGCCAAGGAAACGCTTGACCGCACCCGTTAGCTTATCGAAGTTCTCAATCAGCAACCCAATTGCAACAACAGCCGCGCCAATTCCAGTCGCAACCAATGCCAACCTAAATGCCTTCATCGCGCCAGTGCTCGTGCCAACTGCCAACGCATACGCTCGCTGTGCCACCACGTTCAGATTCACCATTACAGCCGAATCCTTGTTCAACACGTTAGCGACCGCCTGCACGCCGTTCAGCAACGCCAATGCACCCTGCACCTTCATCATCGCCTTCTGCAAGTCCTCATTCTCATCGCCAAACAACGCCGCCGCACCCTGCGCCACTGCGAATGCACCCGCCAAACCCTGACCAACGCCAAGCAATGTATCGAGCGTTCGGGTGTCCGAAGCCATCGCCTTGATCTGCGCTTGCGTGTCGCCGATCTGGTCGGCTAATCCCCCTGCTTGCGCTTGCAACTCGCGGAAGC